CTCCTGCCTCTGGCCAAGAGCCAGAAGGTCTGCATCGTCACCTTCAAGGGTGTGGACTCCGGCTTTGCACAGATGGCACAGGCCATGGGTGCCGGTCTGGGCAACACGGACGAGGATGCCGCTCTGCGCAAGACCCTGACGGAAGCCTTTGAGAAGAAGGGCTACACTGTGGTGGCCACCCCGGAGGAAGCCGATGTGCTCTACCTGCACGTCTGGCCCATCAGCAACGGTCTGGTGTTCAACCAGTACGCAATGCCCGTCATCGAGATGGGTGAGATCGTCACTGACGAGCGCGAGCGCAACAAGAGCCAGAAAAAGACCGGCAACAAGGTCACCGTTGTCACCCTGAAGGACGTGGAGAAGATCAAGGAACTGGCCGATGCCATCCATGCCCGCGGCGGCAAGGTGGTTGGCACCTGCGTGGTCTGCAACCCCTGGCTGTTGGACAAGCTGGAGCCCTACTGCGATGCACTGACCATCCAGTACACTGTCAGCGCCGTTGCCCTGAACAACGCCCTGAACGCTCAGGTCGATGTCATCAGCGGCGACTTTGCCCCCACCGGCAAGCTGAGCCTGACCATGGTCTCTGACCCCGCCGTCATTGCCATCACCGAGCAGGAGATCGACGGTGTGGTGCGTGAGATCTGTGCCTCTCCCAACGACGTGCCCGGCTACGATAAGGATCAGTACATTGATCCCGCTATCCTCGCCAACGTCAAGGGCGGCAGCTACGCCTACTGCGATGCCGACGGCAACTACTACCGCAGCGGCTTCGGTCTGAATTACTGATTGCCGTTAACCAAAAAGAGCGATGCAGCGTTTGCTGCATCGCTCTTTTGCTTTCTCTATAAAAAAGAACAAAAAAGACATCCGAAGTGTTCGGATGTCTTTTGGTTGACCGTTGGAGAGTATAGGCGAACTTTTGGGCACATCCGAAAGTCCCGCACTATCGTCATTCTCTCCAAGGTCAAGGGCGACATTTACGGTATCATCTTTTCCGAAGCTGTTAAACACCAGCTTCAAATGGTCATCATCGTAGACGTAAACGGCTATCAAGAAAGCGTTGAACAGCTTTTCTTGATATGCCCGGTCGTGAACATTTCCGTGCCTGAAAGCCAACAGGCTGGAAATTAAATCTCTACGGTCAACGTGGACGATTTCCTCTTTGGCGAGCGCCAGCTTCGATTTTAAGTCGGTCTGCTGCTTTTCGAGTTCGATAAGCCTGTCACGGGTCGTTTCAGTGATAACGCCCATCTCAATGGCTTTCATCACGTTAGAGATGGAAGACTGCACAGCCGAGAGATCGTTTTCTATCGAGTCAATCTGTAGCTTCCTTTCCTCGTCCTCCCAGTAAGCAATAGTCTGGTCGGTGATCCACTCGATTGCGTCATCTGTCAGACAATATTGCTTGATGGCCTGTGCCACCGCTGGCTCGATAACATCCCGGCGGATATTCTTCTTGTCGCAGGTATGGCCGACACGTCTATTCTGACAGGCGTAGTAATGATGCACATCCCCGGTCTTTGACCTGCCGGACATTCCGATCATGTAGCCGCCGCACTTCCCACACCGCAGTTTTCCAGTCAAGAGGTAATCTTCATCGCTGGGGCAGTGGTGCCTATTTTTGCTTTTTTTCACCTTGAGAACCTCCTGCACCTTGTACCACAAAACATCGTCAACGATAGGCGGGATGCCTCCCTCGATGCGGGTATCGCCGTATATGTAAATTCCACGGTATCGCTCGTTACGGCACAGAACCTTGAAGCTGCTTTTGTTCCATTCGCTGCCGGACTGCGTTTTTATCCCTCGGCGGTTCAGATCGCGGGCAATGTCCATAAACATTTCGCCAGAAGCAATACGAGTGTAAATCTCCCGGACGATGGCTGCTGCGGGTTCATCAACAACAACCTTGCCATCTTCGCCACGCTTGTAGCCCAGCGGTTGCCGGCCATTCGCCATGCACTTGCTGGCGTTGTTCATCAGGCCACGGCGCACATCTTCGGCCAAGTTGTCCGAGTAGAACTGGTTGACGTTCATCATACTGCGCAAGGCAAAACGCCCAGCGGCCGAATCGTCAAAATCCTCCTCGGCGTAGAACACCTTTACACCGCAATCCATCAGGCGGGATTCATTGACCATGGCCTGCATCATGTTTCGACCCATGCGGTTGGACTTCCACGCCAAGACATATTGAAACTTTCCATCCTCGGCATCTCGCATCATCCGTTGAAACGCCGGACGGTTGTCGGTGCGGCCGCTGATCGCGCGGTCTTCGTAGGTGTCGGTGATGGTCAGCCCAAGTTCTGCAGCGTGTTTCCGGCAGGCCTCAATCTGCTGTTCGATAGAAACATCCCTTTGGTTATGGGACGAGTAGCGGGCATAGATGATGGCGTTGCCCCCGGCGGGCTTCTTCTTTTTTGCCATTATCCAACACCACCCACATCAAAACGGTAGATGCCATTGTCATCCGCAAACGGAATTGGCTTTCCATTCCACATTCCGAGGGCTTCTAGTTCCGGCATAAGTTCAAACCATTGCTGTTCTGAAATGATTGGAATGTTTAGGGCGGCAGCTCTGTCGATTTTCTTTTGCATCGGGTCACTGCACACGATTAAAAGCCCGGTCTTCTTTGACACGCTCATGTCTGCGGCCAGACCATACGCTGAAAAAATATCAAGAAAATCCGTCCGGCTCCTCAACATGGCGGGATTCCCTGTCACATAGACATTCCTAAAATCTTGCAAGTGAAGTGCAATTTCTTTCAAATCCATAAGAAATCACCTATTCCGTTACGTTTTTACCCTGCACGTTGCCAGTTGTAGTCAAAATCATAATTATTCATCGTATTCTGGCATTATTTTACAAACGGCTGAAAACCGTATGTTATTCTGGTATAATCAGATAAACTGCTGGCAGTAATTTTACAGAAAGGAGCGGAATATTATGGACGTTTCCATCGATTCCGATGATGTCCGAGAGCAGCTTCGCGCCATGCTGGCACTTGAACTGTTCTTGCATCTGTCAGCAGAAGATCAAGAACGTGTCATTGCTTTTCTAAAAAGCCTTTCATAACATATAGAACGGCCTTTTTCTGCTCGGTGCTGAGCTGATTAAATAGTTCGACGAACTCTTTGCTGCGCTCATCCTCTTCCATGGGGATGGGCGCAGTTTTTCTTTCCATGGGAACATCGTATCCCATCAGCCATACCTCTGAAACATCAAGGGCTAATCCCAAGATGGTTAGCTTATCTTGCCGAGGAACGATTTTCCCTGAAACATATTGGGTCAAAGCGGTTTTTCCAAGATTGACACCGTAAGCGCGGCAGTACGGCTCTGCAAGCCTCAAAACATCAACCTGTTTCAGACCTCTGATATTCATAGCTTCTTGCAGACGTTCTGCGGTCGTTGATGGCTTCATTTGGTTCACCTCCGGTATGGTTACATCATATCATGGTATAAACAAAAGTTCAAGTATTCCAGCCCAAAAGTTCAAAAAAAGTGAATTTTTGTATTGACAAGGAGAAATCGTTGTGGTAAAGTGTGAACAGTTCAGTTAAACTGAACCGAACGGAAAAGAGGTGAAAACGATGCAGAGAAGCTATAACAAGCTGCTGGGCCGAATCGTTGAGATTTTCGGAACCAGAGGGGCATTTGGCAAGAGTATGGGATGGTCGGACCGCACCACCTCTCTCAAACTCAACGGTAAGGTTGACTGGAAACAGGACGAAATCGAAGCTGCGTGTCAGGCACTAAAAATCGAAGTGTCGGACATCCCAGATTATTTTTTTGCCCTGTAAGTTCAGTTAAACTGAACAACGGAGGTTCACATGGATAGTATTCCACACATCCACTTGGATGAAATCAGCCCTGAAACTGCCAAAATGCTGGCACGAGGCTGCAAGCAACTCTATCTCAACATCATTGCCATGCCGAATGGGCGGGCGATATTGGATGCCGAGTGGGAGGCCTACCAGCAGAGAAAGAAAGGAGAGAATAAGAATGATTAAGATTCTGATGGCCATGTACGGCATCACCGCAGAACAAGCAGCAGCCCGGCTCCCGGCGGCGCAGTTCGTTCTGACTGCCGCCATTGCAGCTCTGTTCGTCTGGCTGGACAGCAACGGTGCATTGGACGGTGTAGGCCGCTGGATGGGCCGGAAGCTGCGGGAGGTGCTGGATGCTGTATCCGAGGACTGATGCGGAGGCTGGCTACCCTGACCCTCCCGTGTGCCCCCTCTGCCACCAGAGGTGCGATACCGTCTACCGCACCGATGATGGCACAATCGTTGGCTGTGACCGCTGCTTAGAGGCCGCAGACGCATGGGAAGTCAATGAATGCTTCCCGGAAAAGGAGTAATCGTATGAAAAAAATCAAAGTCAAGCTGACATTTGTTGAGCCCGTGCTTGGCACATGGCCCAGCAACCAGAACATTGCCCGCGAGTTCATTGCCAGCAAGTCCCCGGATGCCGCAACCGTTGAGGATGAAGTGGCTGCGCTGGGTGCAGATGCCGTGGCTGACAAGGGCATGACGGTGTTCCCTCGCAACGAAAAGGGCGAGCCTGTTTTGTATGACTATCAGGTCAAGGGTTTCTTCAAGGATTCCTGCGGTATGCTCTCCAGAATCGGCGGTAAGACCGAAACTGGCAAGAAAAAGGCCGTGAACGAATCCGGCAAGATCACTGCCTACAAAAAGGTTATTGATGGCCTGATTTTCGTTCAGCCGCGCATGATTCCCATTCATTTCAATGGCGAAATGACCGAGTGCCAGCGTCCACTTCGCGCCCAAACCGCACAGGGCGAGCGTGTAAGCCTTGCGAACAGTGAGCAGATTCCTGCTGGTTCTACTTGCGAATTTGAGGTTCTGCTGATGGACGATTCCCATGAAAAGGCTGTTCTGGAATGGCTGGACTACGGTGCCCTGCGTGGTATCGGCCAGTGGCGTAATTCCGGCAAAGGCCGTTTCTCCTATGAAATCACCGAGTAATGCGATGGCGCGGTTTAGCCACGAACTGTAACGCCTTGCAGTGGCAGAGCATCGACATGACTTGTGCTGCAACTGCATAGCACCGTTTCGAGTAGAAGGGCTGTGGCATAGCTTCGCACAGAGGCGATAAGCCTTGCAAAGGCCAAGTTTGGTGAGGACTTGCTTAGCTGAGGCATTGCCTAGAGAGGCAGGGTGCGGCAAGGGCAGAGCATTGAGTCGAGAGGCGAAGGCTAAGCGGCGTACAGCAGCGGAAGGCGCAGCCAAGGCATAGCGCAGCTAGGACAGGAAGCGCATAGCAATGGCACTGAAACGATATGCAAACCAGTGAAATCACAGCAACGGCGAGGAATAGCAGGGATGTGTTTTGCCATGCAAAGGAAGAGCTGAGACACGCTAGGAATGGCGATGGCGTGGCAGGGCAGAGAAATACAACGCAAAGGCAAAGTATCGCAGGGATACGCGTGGCAAAGGCAAAGAAAAGCAACTGCAATGCGAAGAAATTCATTTATGCTTGATTTTGCCTATAAACAGAAAGGAGTGATTTTTATGAAAGGACTGGTATTTGACACCGAGAATCGGATGCAGCTCAAGGACTTCGGCGAACCGCTGCTGGACAGCCTCCAGAAAGAGGTCGGCGGCTACATAGAGGTGGTTCATCCCAAGTATCTTCCGGAAGGGCTGTGCATGGTGGTCGATGACGAGGGGCGATTGAAAGGCTCTGCCATCAATAACATTGCCAGCGTCATCTACGGTACGCCGGAACACGGTCAGCCTATCGCGGGCAACGCTGTGATTCTCCGCGAGGGCTTCGTGGCTGGAGAACGCGACTTTGTGAGTCTGACCGAAGATGATGAAACAGGCCTGATACTTATGCTCTTTGCACTCGGCATCAGCATCAAGGATGAAAGCGAGGCCGAGTGATGGATCTGGAAAAATTCTACTTCACCTACGGCTCCGATGATGTTCAGCCGTACTGCGGAGGATGGACGGTGGTCTGGGCACCAAACTACCACATGGCGTGTCAGGCGTTCCGGGCAGTCCACCCTGACCGCATTCCCAATGTTCTCAACTGTGCCAGCGTGTACAGCGCAAAGGAGTTCGAGAAAACCAAGATGTTCGGCCGCCGCTGCCGGGAAACCATCACGCTGAACATCGCTGTCAACAAGACCGATGAGGAGATGATTTTTTGAAAGCCAAGAAATTGACCCGCCGCCAGAAAGAAGCCCTCTCTGCTGCCGGTTGGGACTGCACCGCGTATCTCTGGGTTTGGGATATCCCGAACGGCATGGTGCTCCTGAATAAGGACACCGGGAAAACCATCGTTTTCGGAAAGTAAAAGGAGGATGCCACATGGCACAGGAAACCGCATTGCAGGTTATCGAACTGCAGCAGTTGCCCATCATCGTTGAGCGGCTGCACAGCGTAAAGGCTGACATCGAGCAGCGCACGGCTGACGCGCTCTCGCTGGTCTGCACAGAGCAGACTTATAAGAGCGTCAAGGATGCTCGCGCACAGCTGACCAAGGAATTCAAGGAATACGAAGCTCAGCGCATTGCTGTCAAGGACAAAATCCTTGAGCCGTATACCGAGTTTGAAAAGGTTTATCGTGAGTGTATAACGGTGCCGTTCCAGACCGCAGACGCAGAACTGAAGCGGAAAATCACGGACGTTACTTCCGGTATCGTGGCGCAGAAGACGGATGCTGTTCAGGAGTATTACAACGAGTTGGTGGCGGCCGCAGGTATTGACTGGATGGATGACTTGACCTACCGGCCGAAAGTCAACATGAGCGACAGCGTCACTGCTCTGAAAAAACAGGCAAAGGCGTTTGTGGATGGCATCGTGTCCGATGTTACTGCAATCGACGCTATGGAAAGTTCTGCGGAGGTCATGGTGGAATACCGGAAGAACCTCGACCTGCCCACAGCGATTAAAGTTGTGGATAACCGTCACAAGGCTCTCGAAGAGCAGCGGCGGCTGGAAGAAGAACGCCGTGTCAGGCAGGCAGAACGTGAAGCTGCGGCAGAAAAAGTTCGCGCCGCTGCTGCCGCAGCAGCCCAGACGCAGCCTGAACCAGCGCAGGAAATTTCAGTAGACCCGGAAATGCCTGTGCAGCCCGATGCCGAACCGGTCTCGCAGCCCAAGCCGGAACCCATTCTGATGACCCGCTTCTACGCAAAGGGCACGAAAGCACAGCTTATCGGCCTGAAAAATTATCTTGAAAAGGAAGGTATCGAATATGACAACGTATAACAACCAGCTGCAAGCGCAGCAGAAGCCTAAGTTTTCTGTGGCGATAACCACTAAGGGCTATCAGTCTTTGATTGCCAACACCCTGCGCGACCCCGCCCGCGCCCGCCGCTTTACGGCCAGCATCACCTCGGCGGTGGCCGTCAACCCCGCCCTGCAGGAATGCGATGCCGGCACGATTCTTGCCGGTGCCCTGCTGGGCGAAAGCCTGAACCTCAGCCCGTCCCCTCAGCTGGGGCAGTACTACCTCGTGCCTTTCAAGCAGAAAGCCAAGTATGACCGCAGCGGCAGGATGATTCGCCCGGAGAGCGTTACGGCTACCTTTGTTTTGGGCTATAAGGGCTATATCCAGCTGGCCTTGCGCAGCGGCCAGTATGCGGATCTCGATGTTACCGAGATTAAGCAGGGCGAGTATTTGGGCAAAGATTCGATGACCGGCAAGCCCAAGTTTCAGTTCATCGAGGACGATGATCTGCGAGATGCGCTGCCTACCGTTGGCTACATGGCTTACTTTGAGTACATGAACGGTTTCCGCAAGGTGCTGTACTGGTCCAAGGAAAAAATGATGAACCACGCAGATACCTACTCCAAGGCGTTCAGCCGGCAGAAGTACGAGGAATTGCTGGCTGGCAAAATCCCGGAGAGCGAAATGTGGAAGTATTCGTCCTTTTGGTATAAGTCGTTCGATGACATGGCAAAGAAAACCATGCTTCGCCAGCTTATTTCTCGCTGGGGTGTTATGAGCATCGAAATGACCAGAGCTTTGGAAAGTGATAATGCCGTGGCAGCGGTAGCAGATAATGGCGAAATCCTTACTACGCAGGAGGTCATGTCTGACGCACAGGAACAGCCAGAACTTCATACTGGAAAGCCCGAAGTGGACGCAGGACAGGCCTTGCCGCACGGTGATATTTCGCAGGGCGAGCCCACTGCCGTCGAAGAGGTTGTTGACCTCAGTTCGTTATGATCGGCTACAACATCATCGCGACAGGCAGCAAGGGAAATGCCGTGGTGATTGAGCATGAGATTCTGATTGACTGTGGCGTTCCGTTCAAGGCTTTGGCCGCAGAATGGAAAACTCTGAAGCTGGTTCTCTTGACCCACATCCACTGTGACCACTTCCAGCCGTCAACGCTTCGACTATTGGCATCCAATCGCCCAACACTGCGATTCGCCTGCTGTGGCTGGTTGTGCAAACCGCTGGTGGATGCAGGGGTGCCAATTTCCCAGATTGATGTTTTGACACCGGGAACCATGTACGGTTACGGCATCTGCAATGTCATTCCGAACATGGTGAAGCACAATGTTCCGAACTGCGGATGGAAGGTCTGGCTCCCCGCCGGAAAGCTGTTCTACTGCACCGACATGAACAATCTGAACGGTATAGCCGCTCCGAACTATGACCTCTACATGGTCGAAGCCAACTACAAGGACGAGGAGATTCAGGCAAAAATCGCTGAGAAAAAGCTGACTGGTGAGTATATCTATGAAAAACATGTCTTGCGCGACCACATGAGCGTTGCAAAAATCAATGATTGGCTCTATGCCAACATGGGGTCAAACAGTGCGTACATCTATATGCACTGCCATCAGGACAAGGAGGATATCACATGACCGGGCGGCTGGTGGATATGGCTTTTACCCTTGGCGGAAAGCAGCGTGTCACATTGGAACTCAACGGCGACTTCCGAGAAATCTGGGACAAGCTGCATCTGGAGCCGATTCTGGATGTGGAAGTCAAAAAGCACAGGGAGAAGCGCAGCCACAGTGCAAACGCCTACTTCCATGTTCTGGTCAACAAGATCGCCGCCGAAACTGGCGAATCGGACGACCTTGTGAAAGAACGGCTGGTTGTGGCCTACGGCACGGTTGCGAGAGATAAGGATGGCTGCACCGTGGGCTTCAAACTTCCGGTCAGCGTGGATGTTCACGACCTCTACAAATACACCCGCTGCTTTGATGTGCGGGAAGAGGACGGAAAATGGTTCAACTGCTACTTGGTTTACAAGGACACCAGCAAGATGGACACGAAAGAATTTTCACACCTGATTGACGGTGCGATTGATGAAGCCAAGGCTCTGGGTATCGAGACGGATACCCCGGAGCAGTTGGCCCGGTACAAGGAGGAATGGTCACGATGAAAGGCCGAATCGTCATCTGCGACTACTGCGGAACGCCCGCAGACTTCGTAGACAGTTCGGTGGTTTACCACGGCCACAGCTTCGGCATGATTTACCTCTGCCCTCGCTGCGGCGCCTATGTCGGCGTACACAAGGGGTCTGACAAACCCCTTGGCCGCTTGGCAAATTCGGAGTTGCGCAACTGGAAAAAGGCAGCTCATGCAGCATTTGACCCGCTCTGGAAATACGGTCCCTACCGTGGCCGCCGGAATGAGGCCTACCGCTGGCTGTCCGAGAAGATGGGCACCCCGATTGAATTTACGCATATTGGAATGTTCGATGTGGACCAGTGCCGCAAGGTGGTCCGCATCATGCGAGAAGAAAGGAACCAGTTATGGAAGATTTGAACGTCCAGACCATCGCTATCCCGGTTGAGGAGTACAAGGAACTGCTACAGAAGCAGGCCGAACTCAGCCTCATTTATCACAAGGGTGCAGGCGGCAGCGTTTACGACATTGGTAACTTTGTGCTGGATTTGATGCTTGCAGTTCATCCGGAGCTGATTACCAAGCAGGAGGACACCGATGCTGAATAATTGCACATTTCAGGGCCGCTTCGCTGCTGATCCTGAAATGCGGACCACACAAAGCGGCCTGACAGTTGCCAGCTTTCGCATGGCCGTTGACCGGGATAACGTTGGTCAGGATGGCCGGCGGGCTACCGATTGGCTGAATTTCGTGGCATGGCGTAAAACGGCAGAGTTCGTTTGCGAGTATTTCCGCAAGGGCAGCACGGCTCTTGTGGAGTGCCAGTGCCAGACCCGCTCCTACGAGGACAAGAACGGTCAGAAGCGCACCGCCACCGAGTTTGTGGTCCAGAAGATTCACTTTTGCGGTCCAAAAACGGAGCAGCGAGTGGATGATGGCGGTGAGGTGCCGCCGCCGGGCTACAAGCAGCCGCCCTATCAGAATCAGCAGCCCCAGCAGATGGGATTTTCCACCCAGAGCCAGCGGCAGCAGTGGCAGAGCGCAGAAGCTGCTCCTGAAGTTGTACAACCCAGTTACTCGCAGGGCAATCCCGATGATTTCTCCGAGATTGACGATACGGACGATTTGCCGTTCTAAGGAGGTCTGATGATGGCAACAGGTAAGCGGTACTACTGGATAAAACTCAAAGATAGCTTCATGTCCTCGGACGCAATCGACTACCTGATGAGCCAGCCAGATGGCGCCAACTATGTTGTTCTCTATCAAATGCTCTGCCTCAAAACCATAAACACGGGCGGCTGTCTGGTGTCAAAAATCGGAGAGATGCTCATTCCCTATGATGTTGAAAAGATTCAGAGAGAATGCAAATGGTTTTCTCTGGCAACCGTCCGTGTGGCTCTTGAGGTGTACAAGCAAATCGGCCTTGTTTTTGAAAACCCAGACGGAACGCTGTCGATTTCCGATTATTCGGAAATGATAGGCAGTGAAACTGACTGGGCGGCCAAGAAGCGCAGGCAGACACTACAAGCCGCAAATTCTCCTCTTTCCATTGGGGAAAGTGGTAGGGATACCACTGGGGAAAATCTCCCCATAGAGAAAGAGATAGATAAAGATAAAGAGAAAGATAAAGAGATAGAGAACAGAGTAAGAGATAACGGCAGCGGCGGTTTTCCGGCTGCCGACCCCGGATTGGCCGAGATTGTCCGGTCTTTCGAGGACAACATCGGCAGCTTTCCCCCGGCCGCAAAGGATTCCTTGCTCCAATGGCGGCAGATTTTCACGGATGACCTCATCCTGCTGGCTATCAAAAAAGCCGCACTGTCTGGCGTACATAAATGGAACTACGTCAACGGCATCTTGAAAGCATGGAAGAATGAGGGCGTGAAAACCCTTGGCGATGTGCAAGCCCGCGACCAGCGGCGTAAGCCCCCGGCGGGTCAGCAGCCAAAGCGTTCTGCTGCCGATGACTACGATGAAATTTTTGGAGAACTTTTAGGAGGCTCGACAACATGACCGATACGAAATTGCGTGAGCTGCTGGTGGTCATCGATGACCACTACGGCCGCGCCCGCAGCTTGGAGGAGCGCAGGGCTGACACACAAATCTACATCCGGGCGTTCGGCGCCATCCCGGACGAGATTGTGGAAAAGGCACTGTATACGGCCTTTACACAGTGCAGATTCCAGAACCAGCTGATTGTGGACTGGTGCGCTGAGATCAAAAAGCTGCTGTCAGCCCAGCAGCCCTCGGCAAATGACCTTTGGACGCAGGCTGCGGCAGCTGCCCGGAAAATCGAGGCAAATCTGTACTACCAGACCCACGGCGGATTCATTGCCCCCGATGGGCGCAAGCTGAAAGGCGAAGATTTCAAAAAGGAAAACGCGAAAATCTTCGCCGCCCTCCCGATGGTGGTGCAGCGGTGGGCTGGCTCCCCGGCAGACCTGTCGGAGATTTTCAGCAGCCGCAGCAGCGCGGATCTGCGCCAGTTCGTCCGGCCGGGCTTTGACCGGGCTGTGCAGGATGCCCCGGTTGAGAGTTTGCAGCCCCCGGCTCTGCCCGGCGGGACGGCCCCGGCACAGATTGGAGGTGGCACGGCATGAGGTCGAAAAGACCGCTTCGCAGCCTGATCGTGTGCGTTTCGTGTGCGATGGTTGGCTGCATTCTCACAAGCACGGCCTACTCCCGGCGGGTGAACGATCTGGAAACCGAGCGGGATATCTACGCCAGCAAGTCATCCAACTGGGAGCGCATGGCCGGAGAACGTGATGAAACCATTGACCAGCTCCAAACCGAGGTAGACAAGCTGACCGCAGAACTGAACGCCCAGACCGATTTGACTCTTACATACGCCGGGGCGTTCAGCTGCACGGCCTATTGTGCCGAAGAATACGCCCACATCTGTGGCGAGGGGCACGGCATCACATCCAGCGGCGCAAAGGTGCAGCCGGGCGTGACCGTAGCTGCCGACACCAGCGTTCTGCCCTACGGCACGGTGATCTATGTCGAGGGTGTAGGCCTCCGGGTCGTTCAGGACACTGGCGGCGCGGTAAAAGGTAACAAGCTGGATGTGGCGGTAAACACCCATGCAGAGGCTCTAAGCTGGTCTGGGTGGGGCTCCCGCCGGGTCTGGATTATTTCGGGAGGTGTTGAACCGTGAAAAAGCCGTTTGAGACCGAAATGGACGACACCAGACAGGCGGTCGGACAAATCGTGGGTTTGTGCACCACCATTGCGCTGCATCAGGAGTTCGGTGTCGGCAAAACCAGACTGGAGCGCATTAAAGCTAGAATTGACGAGTTGGAGAACCAGAACACCGAAGTCATTATGACCCCGGATGCCTATGGCAGACCCTCCAAGGACAAGGCAGAGGCCATCCGGGAAAGCTGGCTGGCTGGATACGTTTCTTCCGATTACCGAATCCCGATGGTGAGATTGCCTCGTGGACGCAAAGAGCAGCAGTACCGCATTGCTGGCGACAGGGCTGCCAAAATTGCTTGGCAGGTTTACGCCAAGGCGGTTATTGATGTGCTGCACTATGGTCCAGACCGCTTGGAACGGCTGCGCAAGGAAAGCCATGCCAACTATGAGCAGCTGAACAAGTGGGGGCATGAGGATGGTCTGGACGTTGCGATGGAAAAGCTGCGCCGCTGCGCTGCGGAGGCTATGCAAGCCCCGGAAATGGAAGTTTCTGATATTGATGGCAGCAAGGATGCTGCAGAAGTGGACAAGGAGTTCCGTAAGCAGCAGCTGAATTTTATCAAGCGTGTCCGAGCACAGACCCTTGGACGTATCGCAGCTACTGCGCAGCCCGTCAACGTACTGGCTGAGCAGGGTGTGCAGGACAAGGTTCAGCTGATTATGCAGCAGGTTTCCCAGCAGTCTTTTGAACGCAGGAGGAGACGTTGATATGGCACAAAATGAATACGGCGAGAAGCTGGACAGCAATGGCTATGCACCCAGCATCCTCAGCCAGAGCTCCACCTGTCTGATTTGTGGGCGGTATCGCACCGCCCGGCACGAAGTATTTTTCGGATCGTACCGGGATAAGAGCAAGCGGCTTGGCCTGTGGGCGAACCTCTGCCCTTGGTGCCACCAGAACGGCGTGACTGCCGTACATACCAACCGGGAGGCAGACCTCCGCTTGAAAAAGTGGGCACAGAAAAAGGCTATGGAGTATTACGGGTGGCCGGAAGCGCAGTTCATCAAAGAATTCGGGAGGTCGTACCTGTGATGCCCATCATCGCTATTGATCCCGGCAATGTGCAGTCTGGCTACTGCGTGATTGACCAGAAAACGCTCCGGCCGCTGGAGTTCGGCAAAATCGACAACGAGGAACTGCTGAAAAAGCTGGAATCGGCTGCCGAGCAGGGATGGCGGTGGGCGGTCATCGAAATGGTGGCCTCCTACGGAATGTCCGTTGGTCGGGACGTTTTCGACACCACGGTCTGGATCGGCCGGTTCTATCAGATGCTTTCGTCCCGGTGCCCGGTGCGGATGATGTGCCGCATCGAGGAGAAAAAGCACATTTGCCACGACAGCCGAGCCAACGACACCGCCATCCGGCGGGCGTTGATTGACCGATTTGCAGCCCATGACCTAAAAAACGGCAAGGGCACAAAGAAAGCCCCGGATTTCTTCTATGGCTTCAAGGCTGATGTGTGGGCAGCCTACGCACTGGGTCTGACCGCCATCGAGAACCGGGAGAACGACTATAAATTTTCGACTACTTAAAAGCTACTCGAAAGGAGCTTCATCATGGATAATTCTCTGTCTGAATCCGCACGTTTCGCAGTCTACCGTGAAAAACTCAAGGGCATCTGCGAGGCCAACAACCTGAGTTATGTGTTCATCAAGAACGCATACCCCATCAAGCTGGTTATCCGTCCGTTGGGCAGCGTTGGTGAGCAGATGTCGATGCTGGAAGAAGCGACCGAGGACAACTACATCTCACCGGGCGCATCCATCCTGTTCACCGTCAAGGACGGCAACCTGACCTACCGCATGAGCAAGACGTTCACCATCTCCGACACCCTGTTCAACAAAATCAAGAACATCTTCAAGAATATGCACTACCTCTGGCTCCAGTTCTTCTTCCGGGATTTGGTCGAGGGTGGAAAGCTGGCAGCTCTCGGCTACAAGATGCCTGACATTCCGGAATCCGGTGGGCAGCAGGATGCGCCCCGGGAAAATGAGCCTGATTCGCCGAATCTCCCCGGGGAGGCCGAACCGCTGGAAGAAGTCGAGGATGACGAGGAGGACGAGCCCACCTCGGATGAACTGACGCAGGCCACCGAGATTGCCCGGCAGAACAACGGCATCACGCAGGCCATGTTGGAGGAAAAGATGGGCGTGAACGCAGAAAAGGCCATCGCCCTGCTAGATGACATGGAATCCGCTGGTGTGATCGAGTTCTCCAACGGTCACTACACCATCGCCGCTGCTGACAGCGAGGAGGAGTAACCTATGGCAAAGGCAGCAGTGGCCCGCGGCATCCGGGATGACCACCAGAAGAACTTCCTCAAAATCTTCAATAGCCTGACTGGAAAGCACAGCCGCTGGGAGATTTGGGAGGACTTCGTCACCCTGACGGCCATCGAGATCTCGAACAGCACGGACAAGGTAAACGCCCCAGAGCGCACCAAGATGTACCAGACCATCGTTTCCAAATACTCCGCCAAGGAGCGGGATGGCATGGCTGAAATGCTGGCTGAGGTAATCATGGGCATGGATCAGAACCCTGACCAAGACTTCCTCGGTTCGCTGTACATGATGTGCGAGTTGGGCAACGACCACGCCGGGCAGTTCTTCACTCCCTACGATGTGTGCCGCTGCATGGCCGAGATTACGTTTGACCCGAAGCTGCACCCGGACATGGAGGGCTTCATCTCGGTATCTGACCCGGCCTGCGGTGCTGGGGCCACGCTGCTTGCCTTTTTGAACGTCTGCAAAAGACGGAATATCTGCTACCACAACAAAGTCCTTGTCATAGCCCAAGACATTGACTTCATCGTTGGGCTGATGTGCTACATCCAGTGCAGCTTCATGGGCTGCGCTGGATATGTAGTCATCGGTGACACACTTGTAAATCCGGCAACGGCCTACGACAGCCGCGGATTGCTGCCCGCAGGACCACAAAACCGTATCTGGTATATGCCGCTTTTCTCAACCGATGTGTGGTATATGCGCCGCCAGATAGCGCAGATGAACCTGCTGTTTGAACCGAAAGGCGAACCGGCAAAAATCGAAAAATCCGATATTAAGCCCGCAAATTTGCAAAAATCTATCAAAAATGAGCCTAAAGCCCCGGAAAACGAGCCTCTTAACGAAACCAAAACCGGGCAGCTCACGTTTTTTTAACCCGAAATAAGAAAGGAGTATCCCTATGGCAGACATTACTTACATCCCTATCCGGCAGCTGTACCCTCACCCCGATAACCCCCGCAAGGAACTGGGCGACCTGTCCGAACTTGCCGCCAGCATCAAGGAAAACGGCGTGTACCAGAACTTGACCGTAATACCCGGCCACTACCTCAACAGCCGGGAGTACATCGCAAAGTGCGTTGACGAGGGCGGGAATGCAGCCGCAGCAGCGGCAGCATGGACACCCAAGGCTGTGTGGTCCAGCGAGGACTACACCATCATCATCGGCCACCGCCGGGCAGCAGCAGCACAGCAGGCAGGACTGCACGAACTGCCCTGCGCCATCGTGGAGATGGACGAGCGGGAGCAGATGCAGACCATGATGATTGAGAATATGCAGCGGTCAGACCTCACCGTCTACGAACAGGCGCAGGGCTTCCAGATGATGATGGACTTCGGGCAGACAGTGGAGCAGATCTCTGACAAGTCGGGGTTCTCCCAGTCCACTATCCGGCGGCGCATCAAGCTGCTGGAACTGAACCGCGACAGCTTCAAGAAAGCCGAAAAGCGCGGTGCCACCCTGTCCGATTTCGCCCAGCTGGACAAAATCGAGGACTTGGAAGCCCGAAACCGGGTATTGGAAACCCTCGGTACGCAGAACTTCAACCGAGCCATGCAGGATGCGCTGGAGCAGCAAAAATGGCAGCACCAAAAGGCCGAATGGGTTGAGCAGCTGAAAAAATTCGCTACGGAAGATTCGCAGGCCTCCTACCAGACGCATGAGCATGTAAATGCGTACGGAAAGTGGGGCACAAAAAAGGAAGTCGTCATGCCGGAAGATGCCGACAAGATCGCTTATGTCTATAAGGTCAGTGAAAATCAGATTGACCTGTACAAACCTCGCGATACGGAAGCCGAGGATGCCAGCAACTCGGCGAGGGAGGCCGCAAGAGCCACCGAGCAGCTTGCGAGAGAACAGTTTGCCGCTGTTACGAAGCTCATGTACGAGCTGCGCTGGGACTTCGTGAAGGACTTGACTCCCGCAGAGTGCAAAAAGCACCTGCCGGAAATCTTGGCTTATTCCACCCCGATTCTGACCGAATATCGGCACATGGAGGATGACGAAAACGTGTTGCGGCTGCTCGGCATCGGTCTGGATGAGCAGATTCGGGAAGACACGGAATTGGAAGATGCCCTGAAAATGTTCAACGCTTACGATACCGAGCCAGAGAAGATTCTCTTGGCGGTTGCCTTCGATGCGACGGACGGTAGTCGTGAGGGCTATTGGAGCACGGAATGGAATGGACCGACAGGTGCAAGCAAGTTCGTTCACCGCAAAAATGACGACCTCGACAGCACCTATGAACTGCTGACAGCCCTCGGCTATGAAATGGCCGATGACGAAAAGGCCTTGCAGGACGGCACCCACCAGCTTTTTGCGGTGTATGGATCCGGCAGCAAAGCGGACGCCCCCTGTGATAAGTGCAAAGCTGCTCACCCTGAATGCGACAAGTGCTGCAAAACTTGCGACGACCACTGCAATGCGTTCCAGCTGTGCAGAAAGGAGTATGGCGAATGACCGACCTTGTAAAGTGTGACCGCTGCGGCACACCCTTCAGCATCCAGACAGCCGGCATCCGCAGTACATGGAGCGGCGATTACATGGTGCAGTATTTCACCTGCCCCGGCTGCCACCATCGCTACCAGATTCTGACCACGGACACCGAACTGCGCCAGACCGTTCAGCAGCACAAGAAAATTGCCGCAAAAATCCGCATGGGCCAGAGCAAGAATTTCCGGCCGGGAACGCTGAAAAAGTATCAGGCGGAAATGAAAAAACTGGAGGCTGAGCAGAAAAAGCGGCGGGATGAACTGATGGACAAGGGCAACGAGATCCTTGCCCAGCTGGGAGAGGAGTAAACCATGGGCGATTTGAAAGAATACGCTGACCGCCTCAAGTTTGAAATCATGGCGGCTGACTTCCTGACCACCGAAGA